TTATTCGCCCGGCTTTCTTCCTCTCATGGCCAAAGCCAGGCTTTCCGACGTGATTCGGCTTGCGCCGATGCTGATCTTGACCAGGACCAGCTGGCCGCGCGACACCATGCGGTACAGTGTGGCGCGGGATACCTCCAGGCGCTCCATGGCGCTGCTGATTTTGTACAGGCGTTGTTCGACAGGTTGTGGCGTAGTGTTCATGATGCGTTCTCCATTTGCAGGGTCTTGATAAGGTCGAGCTGGCCCGGGTCGCTGTGGTCCAGCACATAGATGTAGGTCATGCCTCCCGGCGAGCGGTCGTCGCAGTCCGGCTGGTTGTTGGCCACGGCCAGCGCAGCGGCCGTCGAGCACACGCCCACAGAGCGCTCGAACAGGCAGCCGTCGCAGCTGGGCGCGTTCGCTTCCTGCGCTTTGAAGCGCACGGTCGATGGGTTGACCGGTTCGCCGCGCTCGCCACGCCATTTGTCGCTTGTGATGCATTTCGTCATACGGCCACCGGAATATTGCGCCGCGCGCATTCAGCAGCATATTCAAGCCAGGTCTCGACCACCGCGCCGCCACGTTTCACGACACTGCCGCTCTTGTCGACCTTCGGACCGCGCACCATGATCACTGCTTCTCGAACTTCGCCGGGGCTGATCGCCAGCCAGTCGGCGCAAAACTGTGGCGTATCCAGTTCAGGGCTTACTTTCACGCGCCTCGTAGCATCCTTAAACATCTTTTCCGCCAGGGCGTCCCGCTTGCCCCCCCATTCTGCGGGGGAGTAATTGCGGCGGTCCGCGCCTTCCCCTTCTCCAAAGGGCGTTTTCTTCGATGCCGCTGCTTTGCAGACGCCGCGACTGATGCCAAATACACAAAATGCTCCCATGTCATCTCCCAAGTGAGGTTGTAGATTTGTGCTCACACTTGACGCAGCGCCCGTACTGGGCCAGCTGGCGCGCGGTGGTGGCCTTGCCGCAGGCGCAGCGCTTTCGGATTAGCGAATACACAGGCCCCTTGTTGTTTGCCTGGTGCTGGCGTTCGACGCGGGCGAGGTCGTACATCATGCGACCCTCGCAATCTCGCGCTCATGCGCGAAGTTGGCGAGGATCAGCGCCTTGGCCATGGGCGGGCAGACCGAGTTGCCGCACATGCGCACCTGGGCGCTCTTCGTCAGTTTCAGGCCCTGCGTCGGGTCGTCACCGATGATGTAGTCGTCGGGGAAGCCCTGGGCTCGGAACAGTTCGCGCGGCTGCAGCATGCGCAAGCCGATGTCCACGATCTGATAGTCCTGGCCGTGGATCGTCACCAGACCGAAACGGTCGCGGCTCGTGACGGTGGCCAGTGGCCCGTCGATCTCCGGCGCCTGGTCGGTACCGTAATAACTCAGCAGGAACGCACGCACCTCGGCATGGTGCTGGCCGCCGGCGCTGACCGTGCCCAGCGGCTCGTCGGTACCGGCCGCCGTGCTTGTTCCGCGCAGCTTGACCAGGTTGCTGGTGACGATGCCCAGCGCATGCGGCGCGCCGGCGGGCTTTTCCTTCGGCCCGGCCGTGATCGTCGGCAGCGGTGTGTTCATGTCGCTACCGGTGGCGCCGGTGCGGAATTTGGTGATGTGCGCCGACACCATCGAGAAATGGCCGCCCTTGACCTGGGCGCAAATGGTGCGCAGCGGCTCGTCGGCCGGCATCACGCGCTGATTGCTCGCGTTGGCGTGCTCCGTCAAGAAAGCCGTCACCAGGCTGTGGTGGTCGCATGCGGTGACCGTGCCGATAGGATTGGTCAGGTCGGAACCCACAACGCCGGTGTAGTGCTTGGCCAGGAAGGCCGTGGCTACGGCCTTGTTGCCACTGGCCGTCACGGTGCCCAGCGGCGCCTCGACGTCGTGCGCACCCGTGCCCCAGCGCTTTACGCCGCTGGGCGACACCTCGCCGTGCGCTGCATCGACCAGCACAGCTGACACCAACGCCTGATTTCCAGCAGCGGTGATGGTCGGTACCGGCATGTCGGCGGCAGCGCCAAGGTGACCGGTGGTATTGGTCATGACGAAAGGCGCAAGCTCAGCCTCGACCAGCGCATGCTTCGCGGCCGCGCCCACCACCGTGCCCAGTGGCTTCTCGATATCCAGCGCGCGCGGCGCCTGGCCCTCGCGCTCCCCGTAGCCCACCTGTACCAGCGTGGCCACGCCCAGCGCCTTCTCGCCGCGGTGTGCGCCAGTGATGGTGCGGAATGGCTCGCCGATGGATTCGGTGCGGTCGCCGCCCTGGTGCGTGACCGGGACGATGGTTGGTGCGCAGAAATAGCTGTCGTTGCGAGCTAGCAGCGTGCCGAACGGCCGGGCCGTCGGGCGCGGTTCGCCAGCACGTGCTGGGCCGCCGGCGCCGACGATGAACGGATCGGCCGCGTCGACCACATAGCGCATGATGCCCTTGGCGATGCGACGCAGCGTGGCTGGTGCCAGCGGCTTGTCGCGCTCGAAGATCGATGGGCATGGCAGGCTGAAGTCGATGCACTCGGCGGCTGTGCGGTACGGCAGCAGCTTGCCGGCGCGTACACCGATGCTGTCAGGCGCGCCATGTGTCGGCTCTGGCCACTTGATGGCGATGCCGTCGCGGCGCGCCACCAGGAAAAACCGCTTGCGGATGGTCGGCGTATCGTGATCGCAGCCGCGCATTTCGCGGTAATCGACGGTGTAACCGTGCGCGCGCAACTGGCGGATGAAGCTGTCGAAGGTCTTGCCCTTCTTGGCCGGGTCCGGCTTGGCGCTGCCGTCGGCTTCGACCAGCAGCGGGCCCCACGTCTTAAATTCCTCGACGTTTTCCAGCATGATGACGCGCGGCTTGCACTTGGCCGCCCAGCGCAGCGTCACCCATGCCAGGCCACGGATGCGTTTCTCGACGGGCTTGCCGCCCTTGGCCTTGCTGAAGTGCTTGCAGTCCGGCGACAGCCACACCAAGCCGACGGGGCGATTGCCCGTCACCTTGATCGGATCGACGTCCCACACGCTCTCGCACAGGTGCGTGGTGTGCGGGTGGTTCGCCGCGTGCATAGCCAGCGCTTCGGGGTCATGGTTGATGGCGATGTCGACTGGGCGGCCGAATGCCTGCTCCAGGCCGGTGCTGGTACCGCCGCCGCCGGCGAAGTTGTCGATGATCAGCTCATTGCCCAGGTCAAGGGACATGGTGAAGGCGTCGCGCTTCATGCTGCTACCCCTTCAGGCGCTATCGCTGCCTTCGATTGGTCGTATTTCTCGATACCCCAGGCAAGCGCGTAACAGCACCAGACGATGCTGTGCGTGTACTCGGTGAAATCGTGCTCGAACAGATCATCGAACTGCCAGCTGCCACGGGCGGTGGTGTGAGAAAGGGAATGGCTAAAATCGAAGGCGGCGAACTGTGCACGGTCGCCGCCATCTTCCAGCGCACCCATAACCTCGTCCTCAACCGCCTCCCAAAGCTCTCGCCTGCCATCCTTATCGAGCGTGCCGCGCTCCTTGGCGCCGCGCATCCAGCCCACGCGGTATTCGTTGATGACGCGCTTGAACTTTTCGTCATCGAACTCCTTCACCTTTCCGCCGTGTCGGCCGCCATCAATAGCAATCAGCTTCTCTGTCCAGTAGCCAAGATTGATGCTCAGTGCCCGGCCGCGTGACTGGTTATATGCGCGATCATGGCGGAAGAACTCGAACATATCGGTCGTGCGCTGAAACACGTACGTACCCATGTCGCCGGTGTAGCAGAGAATTCCGGGCCATGTGATCAGGTCGAAGTGCATGCAGCTCGTGCCCGGCTTGGCGAACCGGACATGTCGGCTCACGCCATCTTCGCGGATCACGGTCATCGCATGCTCGGCGACGTCGCGCAGGAAGCGCTCCTCGGTGCAGTCGGCGCTCACAGTGCACCGCCTTTCACATCCAGCAGTTGCTGGAGATCGCGCTCAAGGTGAGTGCGGGTGATGATGGCGCAGTTGGCCTGGATGCGGCGGGCCGTCTCAATGCTGGTGAGGCGGTCGATCTCGGCCTGCGACGACACGCTGCCGGCGCCCCAGCCCAAGACAAGCACGGACACCAGGATGATGGCGGCGCTGGCCGCTGGCTCGATTTCGCCCAGGGTCATTGCCAGGCTGCCGGTGATGGTGCCGATGATGGCCACGGCGATCAGCAGGTAGATGTTGATCTTGAATTTCATGCTGCACCGCCTTCCAGAGCGGCGAGGGCGGCCTTGAAGTTGAGGCGGGACATGCGAGCGTCGGCCTGGGCCTGGTCCATGCCCCAGTTGTGCATGAACATGGCGCGGATCTCGGCGACGAGCTCGCCGTCTTCGGGCCACAGTTCGGCGTCGAGCAGACCGTCGGCGATGGCATCGATTGCCAAAGCTGACGCGGTGCCGGTCAGAAATGGGATAGCGGCGTGCGTTTTGTGTAGGTCGGCATGGCTGGCGGCGTGTGACATTTTCTCTCCATCGGTTGAGGTGGTGCGTCGATGGAGTGATTATCACAAACGTGTTTCATGAAGTCAAACACATTTGTGTTTATTTTTGTTGTGGCGAGGCGATCACGTGATTTTTTCAGCGTAAGGTTGAAAAAAAAGCCCGGTAAACCGGGCTGCAGACTAAAGGCGAGCTATTGGGGTGCGAATTGTGTGTCACAGCGGGCGCAGCTTTCCGCATTTCCATCACCCATGTGCTTGCAATAAGGGCAAATCCTCACGGATACTTCGCCGCTGGCATCGGCCAGTCGCGGTTGTGTGATTGGCACATCTTCGCTGTGCTCAGCGGCCTCTTCGGGCAATGGGTGTAGGGAACTGAAGCCAGTGAAGAGTGCCCCAATTACTGCTAAGACACCAGCGAGAATTACAAAATTCAGTCTTTGCGAGAGCCGATCAATATTTGCCACGCCAATCAAATCGCTACCTCGGCCTACAGTAACGGTAACGTCCATCGTAAGGGCATAAAGAGCCAGGACGGAACCTATAGTTAGAAGGATGAAGCCAATAATTCTCATGTCTATATCCTGTTCCCTTGTCGATGAACTACCTTACCTACAATTATACAGTCGCCATTCCGACATAATTTACGACTGAATTTTCTTTGGTCTAAATTATCGGATGTGAGCCACCACTCTCCAGCATCTCGCGTCAGTCTTTTGACCACAGCTTCACCTTCATAATTCACAGCGAACACATCGCCATCCACCGGATCTGTGGCCGCAGTATTTATGACGACCACGTCTCCTTCGTAAAGCGCCGGCTCCATACTCTCACCCTTTACCGTCGTGGCGACAAGTCGACTAGGTACAAGTCCTTGTTTCTGAACCCATGCTGGATCTAGTGTTACTGTTCCAGCGTCCTCAAAGTCGGGATCTGCGATGAATCCTGTGACCCCAGCAGATAGACGAAGCTTTACTTTTTTAATATGGACGAGTCCAGCGCCGTCGGGGTTGCTCAACTTCACGCGCTTGAATTCAGGATTGGCGGCAGTAATGGCCTCTGTACGTGCTTGGTCTAATCGGTAATCTAGCACGTCGATATCTTGCTCCGTAGCCGTTGACCGCCGAATTTCGCCAATGCCCTCTGCCAGCCAGATCGCTGATACCCCCAGGGCGTCTGCGATATTAGCAATACGTCGTGCGCTGAAGCGAATACCTGCCTCCAAATTCCCAATGGTCGACTGTGATACGCCCGCGAGTTTCGCCAGCTCTGCCTGCGTCAGTTTTTTTTGTTCCCTGGCCCAAGCCAAGCGGTGTTCTAGTTTCTTCATATATCACGAATGTAATACAAAAATTAAACACGATGGTGTTGACCAAATCAAACACAACCGTGATAATGAGGCATGGATACCAAAAAAATTACCGAAGAATTGCTCGCTACTGGGCTCACCCAAAAGGCGCTTGCGGACAGAGTTCCGTGCAGTCAAGCGGCAATCAGCGCGTTTTCAAGGGGTATTCGCGGGCGGCGGCCGACCTTGACCATTGGTCTTCGGCTGATGGCGCTTCACAAGGAACTGTGCGGTCTGGCTGTTGCACCGACGCCAGCGCCCGGCGCTGATTGTTAAATCGTTTTCTAGCTTTGCAATATTGTCCATTCACCCAGCATAAATTACCTCACGGGAAAAAGCATGCGTAACGAGTCGCACAAAACCCTGATCGGCATTCTGCGCGAGCACGTGGCCGCCTGGCGCCGCGCCGCGGGGCTGTCGAGCGCAAGCGCCATCGACATGATCGTCGCGGTGCATGCGCAAGTCGGCGGGCCGGCCGTGACCGGTATCCGCTTTGATGCGCACACGGACGAGTTCCAGCGCATGAAGAACAACAGCGACCGCGTGCTGCGCTGGCTCGACGACGAAACCAAGGACACCAATTTCCTGCCGGCGAACTTCGTTTTCTCGATCCTGGCCGGCATGCCCGACGACGCGCGCGTGCACTGCCTGAATGAGATGCTGCGCCGCTTTGGTCTGTGCGTCCGCGCCATTGAGACGCAAGACGAAGGCGGCCTGGACCTGGGCGATATCTGCGACCTGGCCAGCGCCGATGCTGACGCTCTGGCATCGCTGGCCGCCGTCGTGGCCGCACCCACGCAAGCCAATTACGAGATTGCGCTGCGCAAGGCCGCACGAGCAGCCGAGAAGAAGGCGCGCATTGTCCGCATCCTCACTGGCGCGCGCCGGGCCATGTCTCGCACCAGGGACGTGCTGCAGCGTGTGCTGCATCCAGGGCGAGGGGCGAGGGAGAAAGCGTAGTCAGAAGGGTGTTTCGCAGTCTTTTAGATCGAGCACGAACTTGAATTGCATCGAAAGGACCGCGCGATCCCCTGCTGGTTCTTGGAAGTCAATTTCTCTGATTTCGATGCTGCATTTTCTATCGGTCAGTTTTTCGACGGCCTCTGCAAACGCGGTTTGAAGGTCAACAACTGAAACTTTTTTTAAAGGATGTGTCATGGCAATTACTACTCCGTTGATGATTGAAATTTTGCAGCATTTCGCCAGAGTCTTCCCAATGCCTGGCCGTATTGATGGCCGCGAGGATTACATGGCGCTGGTAAAGACCTGGTCCGATCAGCTCGAACCATACAGCGACGAGCAAGTGAAAGATGCTTGCCGCCAGCTCATGGGCAAGCTGAAGCGTTTTCCTTATCCGTCTGACGTGCGTGACGAGTTGGCGCCGACGAGTAAGGCCTCGGCCACGATCGCCAGCCTGTCGATCGAGGTGGACACCATCTCGATCGATGCGGCGGTGGTCAAGGTCGAGCTGCTCAAGGCCGAACTTGCCGACGCCCTTGATGCATGGGATCGCGCGGACCGCGCCGGACGCATCGTAGAGCGAGGCAAGATCGTGGATGCCCTGTGCGTTATGGCGAGAGCGGGCAGCAATGCAGATGAGCTTGCAAATGCTGCACGCGACCTTTCAGCTGCAGTAAACGGGATATCGCTTACTCAGCCCTGGCAATCAAGCGCTTCGCATACTGCTCCATGAAGTTGTGGCAATAGTCGGCCAAGACGGCTCCGTGATTATTGCCAACAGTGTTAGGGCTACTGAAAAGATTTGGCTGATTAACGATCAAAAGTTCCAGTGCCTTGCCGGCTTCCTTCAGCGCAAGCGCTTTATCCATGGGTAGTTCCTTTCCGAAAATTGTTGAGTGGAATTGGCAATTTAACACGCGGCAGGAATTACTCGCCCAATTGCCGGTTTTTCGCCGGAACAAGTTTCAAACGGGGCAGCGGCTGCGCAGCTGCGACCTGGCGAATCCAGCCCGCCGGTCACGCCCCGTCCCCATTCACGGCTGGATGGAAGGCTGGACATGAGTTTGAACAACGACTGGGCGCATGCGATACGCGCCGTCGATGCCGGACGGGGTGGGTGGGAATAATGTCCAACCCCTGGTTCCGCATGTATTCCGAGTTCGCGCACGATCCGAAGGTGCAGATGCTGCCCGAGGTAATGCAGCGTCGTTACGTCATGTTGATGTGCATGCGTTGCAGTAACGCGCTTGTAACGTTACAGGAAGATGAGATTGCGTTTCACCTGCGTATCGACGCCGCGCAACTCGAAGAAACGAAGGCGCTTTTCGTCGCGAAAGGTTTCATCAACGAGGCGTGGGAATTGCTGAACTGGGAAAAGCGCCAATTCAGCTCAGACACCAGTGCACAGAGGGTGGCGAAGCACCGGGCGGCCAAGAAAGCAGCCGAAGAAGCGGCACGAAACGGCGGTGTAACGTTACCGCAACAGAAAAGTAACGCCCTAGATACAGATACAGATACAGATACAGATACAGAAAAGAACAAAGATCATACGGCCGTGCCGGCCGCTGCGGCTGCGCCGAAGTATTCGGCACAAGCGGATCTGGTCGCGTCAGGTGTCACCCAACAAACGGCGGCGGACTGGCTTGCACTGCGCAAGACCAAGAAGGCGCCAGTGAGCAAGACCGCCCTGGACTCGATCAAGCGTGAGGCAGAGACGGCGGGCATGACCCTGGACTCGACACTGGCGCTGTGCTGCACCCGTGGCTGGCAGGGGTTCAAGGCGGAATGGGTTTTGCCGCCGGCAGGAAACGCCCAGCGCGCCGGCCCACCGCAGGCATCGCGGCACAGCAATTTTGACAAAATCGACTACCACGAAGGGATACAGAATGGCCGAATTGCCTAACCGCCTTGCCGCCGTGACGGTGGCGCAGAGCGAGCGCGAAGCTTCATGCGAAACGCATGGCGCCTACATGGCCAAGGGATTCTCCGTCGGCCGCGTGGTGCACTGGATGAGCTGCCCGGAATGCTCGAAGCAGGCCCAGGCAGAGAAGGGCCAGGCAGAAGCGGCCCGTTCCGTGGCAGAGGCGCAGCGCCGACTGGAGTCCAGCCTGAACCAGGCCGGCATCCCTGTTCGGTACCGCCGCAAAACATTCGAATCGTTCGTCGTCGAAAACGATGCACAGGAGCGGGCGCTGTGCGTGGCCATGGAGTTTGCCGCCAATTTTGAGACGCACCGCCGCAGCGGTACCGTGATTGTGTTCTCGGGCGTGCCCGGTACCGGCAAGAGCCATCTGGCAATCGCCATCGCCCAGGCCGTGATGGTGGGCCACACCGCGCTCTACACCAGCGCCATCGATGCCGTGCGGATGATCCGCAATACCTGGCGCCGCGATTCCGAGCGCACCGAAACGCAGGTGCTCGACATGCTGGCGGGCGTGGACCTGCTGGTGCTCGACGAGGTGGGCGTGCAGTACGGCACCGAGGCCGAGCAAGTGAACCTGTTCGACATAATCGACAAGCGGTACCGCGCGCTGATGCCGACCATCCTGCTGACGAATCAAGGCAAGGGCGGCTTGAAAACGTTCCTGGGCGATCGAAGTTTTGACCGGCTGCGCGAGGGCGGCCAGTGGGTTGTGTTCGACTGGGAATCGTATCGCGGACGGGTGGCGGCATGACCTTCCACCTGTTCCGGGCCGGCAAGGCCAAGAATTACCACTACCGCTTCCAGATCGCCGGCGCGCGCGTGCAGCGCAGCACCCGCGAGAGCAGCAAGGCGAAAGCCAACGCGGTGGCGCAGCGCGCGTACGACGAGGCGCTGATCCTGACCAATGGCGGCAAAGTCGTACCCACGCTGTCGGTCATGGCGAAGGAGTGGCTGGAGGTGAATGGCCCGATCAGCAGCGCCGCACACCAGCGCAGCGTCGAGACGACCGCCCGGCTGCACTTTTACGACCTGGGCGACCTGCCGCTGAACCAGATCACCACCAGCCACGTCGAGCTGGCGCGCAACCTGCACCTGGTCGATCACAAGCCGGCCAGCGCAAACCACTGGCTGCGCGTGCTCAAGCTGATCGCAAACTGGGCAGTGAAGCGCGAGTTGATCAGGTCGATCCCCTGGCAGGTGCGCATGCTGAAGGTGCAGAAGCGCCCACGTTCGATACTGCCTATCGCCGCCGTGGCCGAATGGTTTGCAGCGGTCGACCAGGTCACGCGCGCCGACCCGTCGGTGGCCACGGCCATTCGCCTGATGTTCGGCCTGGGCCTGCGCGAGTCCGAGGCGGCCGGCGCGCGCTGGGAATGGCTGGACTGGCAGCGCGCCACCTACACGCCCGGCATCACCAAGGGCCGCGAGGCCGAGCCCGTGCCTGTACCGGCATGGCTGGTCGAACAGCTGGCACCGCACCGCCAAGTGGAGGGCCTGATCGCCGGCAAGCGCGGCGGCGCCCAGCAGCACCCTCCCGGCTTCGCGCGCAAGGCCATGAAGTCCGCCAACTTGAGCTGCAAGATCAAGGGCATCACTCCACATAGGCTGCGCGGCACGTTCGCCACGATGCTGTCGGAGCAGGGGGTGCCGATTCAGACCATCCAGGCGGTGATGCGCCACAAGTCGCCGATGACGACCATGGCCTACCTGGAGAAAAACCGGGAGACGGCAGCGCAGGCGCAGAACGATATCGCCGAGAAAATCGGTTTTGGGCGTGGCGAGAAAGTGGCGGGAAGCACCCAGCAAACCCGCATGGATACGCACCTTCATGATTATCATCAGTCATCAGTTGATGGCAATTCGGGCGCGAAATCGACGCCAGCCGAACCAACCCCAGGAGAATAAATTGGAAGAGAAAAGCGGCAAGCTGACAGTGAAGGAGGGTCCGATGTTGTTCAGTGCGCCAATGGTGCGCGCGCTGCTCGACGGCAGCAAGAAGCAGACGCGGCGCATCATGAAGCCGCAGCCGGTGCCGATTCCTGGAGAGCCGGGCAAGCACTGGTGGCCCTCGAATGCAGCGCAGTCGATGATGCGCGTCGAGGATGGTTTTCAGAAGCATCCCGGCATTTTCGATGACGCTTGCCCTCACGGCCAGCCAGGTAACCGCATTTGGGTGCGCGAGACGTTCTGCCTGGATGATGACGGGCACGAGGAATGGCCTGTCTTCCGCGCTGATGGCGCCAAGCTCCCGCAGCGGCAGCCGACACGGAAACCTGCGCGCTGGACGCCCAGCATCCACATGCCGCGCGCCGCCAGCCGCATCCTGCTGGAGATCGTCAGCGTGCGCGTCGAGCGGCTGAACGACTGCAGCGAGGCAGACGCCTTGGCCGAGGGCGTCAAGGCTGAGCCGTGCGATCACGTTCGTCTGTCGTGCGAAGAGATCGGTTGCTGTGGGCCGACGGCCAAGGGCATGTACGCGGCGTTATGGGACCACATCAATGGCGCCGGCGCCTGGGCCGACAACCCCTGGGTGTGGGTGATCGAATTCAAACGGGTGACGCCTTGAGCGCCAGGAGCGCCGCGCCGGCGCTGGAAACGCCAGCCGAGGCGGCGTACAAGCGTGACCGCGCCCTGCTGCGCGCGCTCTACACCTGCCAGCCCGTGCTGTTCGACGGCAAGCAGCACCACCTGCACAGCATGTATCCCCAAGTGCTGGGCGGCGGGATCTCGACAATTATTTACCTGATGGGCGACGCGACACCGCGCCAACCCAGTGAAATCACTTACATGGAGCAAGCAGAATGATCAACAACGACAGTATTGACGCGCTGGAGCAAGCTGCGCCACTTTCGGCCGCCGCATCGCCGCAGCACATGGCCGTGCCGGATGGCTGGAAGCCTATTGCCAGTGCGCCGCGTGATGGCAGCAACATCATTATCCGTTTCGGCGAAGACGGCGTGTCACAAGCGAAGTACATCGCTGGGCTGCCTTTTCCATGGCAATTTATCGACACAAACGATGGCGTGACCTGGCTTATCAACCACGCGAAAGACGCACCGGGCGGCCCATCGCATTGGATACCACTGCCGTCGAAGGCCGCCCCTACCTGTGCGGCGGACGGCGCTCGGCCGACGCTGACCGTGCCGATGACGCAGTTCCTGACAGATGTTACGACTGCTGCCGGCCTGCTGGCCGGTGGCCGGGCGGACAAGGGCTTGGCCAAACGCATCGGGGCTTTTGCCTTCGATCTGCGCCGGACTCATTTTCCCGCACCTGCAACCCCAGGACTCAGTGCCGAAGCCATCCTCGACCTTGGCCGCGAAGTCGGCATCCTTGGCCCTATCAGTGACGGCAACGTGGTCAAGTTCGCCCGCGCTGTGCTGTCCGCCACGAAGGGATATACAGAATGAAAATCTACATCGCCGGCCCGATGACTGGGCTTCCCGGTCTCAATTTTCCTGCATTCCACGCGGCCACCGCTGAGTTGCGCGCCCAGGGCCACACCGTGATCAACCCTGCCGAGGTGAATCCGGATCAGACCACTTCGTGGCAGGCGTGCATGCGCCGCGATATCGCCGAGCTGGTTACCTGTGACCGCATTCACCTGCTGCCCGGGTGGGAAGTGTCACGCGGCGCGACGCTTGAGCATCACATCGCCACGCAGTTGAGCCTGGCGGTGACGCTGCACGCAGCATAGGAAATGGCAAAAACGTTGGCGGGAAAGTGGCGAAGACCACCCCGCAACGCCGCATATTTCCTCATGTTCATGATTATTGTGAATCATCGGTTAGAACACTTCCAGCACCACCAAACAGGGATTGAAATGCAACGAGAAAAAATTACGCTGGGATGGGCCGGCAAGAGCGCGCCAGTGGCTGATATCACTTTCGTCGAGGTGGAGGCGGTAGCATCGGCGCCAATCTTGACGCCGACAGTTCCGGCGCTGCGCCTCACGGCATGGACCGACCCTGATCCGCTCGACCTTTGCCTGGAATTGTGGAAGGCCTGGATGGCAGGTGATGCCGATCGCGACCTGGGCACCAAGACCATGCGTGGCTTGCGAGGGGAGGGCGATGGGCACGGCATGGATATACATGAGGCCCAGCAGGCGAACGACATGCGCATCGCCCAGGCAACCGACGCGATGATCGACAGTATGGCGCGCATTCACATCTGGGCGATCTACAAGCTGTGTAGTCAGGCTACGCCATGGCGGTTCCCCAACGCAGTATTTGCCGACGTTGCGATGGAGGCGCGTGGCGATCTCACCATGCGCCTTAAAAATAATGTGTGCACCGCCGTACTCTTCTGATATGATTCATCCATAGGCGGTATTCGCACGCCTAAACAAAAGCCCGCCTCTTCACAGATGCGGGCTTTTTGCATTTCAGATCTCCGCCTTTCCCTGGGCTTTAGCTGCTGACCGCTCCGTGCGACAGCGGCCTTTTTATTTGAGGTGCCGATGTTCTCCCAATGCCTTCGGTTCTTGGCGGTGGTTGGCCTTGCTGTTGTTGTTTCTATCGGATTGACGGCTGCTGCCGTCTTTTACCTGGCATGAACCCGCGCCACTACCGAGACATGATCATCCGCGCAGTGGGCGAGCCCGACGGCAAGACGCTCGGCCTGATCGTCGAGCATGTGGTCGATGCCGAGCGCGCCAAGGAAATCTTGCGCGCCAACGGGTACGGCGTGGCGGGCTTATCTGCCAGTGCAACGGCCGCCCTTGTGCCACAAGTAAAACCAACTGAAAGAAAGCCACTTCCATGACCGTTCGCCTGCTGAAGCCTTACGCCCAACGCCCGGTCGGGGCTATTGCCACATTTGACGCAAGCACCGAGGCTGCCATGATCGAGGCGGGCCAAGCATCGGCGAACTTAGCGGGTGGCTTTGAATACTTCCTTCCGCGTCCTGGGCTGCCACTGCAGTCGCCGCAAGTTGCCGTAGGGTCTCTCTCACTCCTGTCAGCTGAACAGTCACGACTTGTATTGCCAGAAGGCCAGGTATTAAACGTAAGTGGTGGAGCTGGATCGGTAGGAAGGGTGCATCGGCTTGACCCCGTTGATGGATTCACGCAAGTGCAATCATGGGTAGTAGGCGATGGGAAGTTGGCGCCAATTGGTCCATTTTCTGGACAGCAACGCTTCTTGGTGAACTGTACGTCCGGGAGCGTCACCGCCGCCCCTCAGTCTGCATCACTAGCAGCGCCACAAATTGCCTATGATGCAGCAGGCAATATGGCAGGGCTGGCTGGCCCAAATGGAGTCGTATCGCTACGGCAGGTAGCCGGCATGCCACGGCTGGCGATAGCCGGCGATTCGACCACGGACATATTGAATGCGTCCACGGGGAACGGCGCAACGATGGTCGCGCCTGGTATCGCCCGCATTACTTTTGATGCGGCGCTTCCTGGTGGTTCGTACTGGCCAGGCGATGAAGTTCGGGCCAGCGCAGCGCCTATCCGTGAATGCAACACTATGGCCGGCGTTGTTACCTCCGTTGACCCAGCTCGCATGTGGGTGGAATACACGTGCCCAGCCGGGCGGGGAAACGGGGTGATCGGCGATAAGCCAAACCTGTACCGTCGCTACTCTACGTCTTCCACCAGCCATATCAGCCAGGCATTCGCCCAACAGGGCATGCGTTTTGTCTTGTCAGTGGATGCGGCGATTGGTGGCGGCGATTCCGAGCAAATCGGGGAGGTGCTGGCCCGCGACTGGGTAGATTCGGATATCGCGATTTACGGCCCAGGCATGAATGACATCTACTCGCGCGGCTGGGGATTTGAGCGCATTAAGGCATCCGATATCTTCAACCTGAAGATAATGCGTCGTGCCGCGCGTTTGGTACTGCTCGGCGTGCCGCCACGCCGCAGCACCGCAACGGGTTGGTCTGCTGGTGCCTTTGCAGTCTGGCGACAGGTCAACGAATGGCGCCGCGCGTACGCCTCCACTATTGGAGCTGATTTCGTGGATATGACCGCAGCCGACCTGGGTGGCATGACGTATGCCGACCCAGCCTCAGCGACTGCCGACGCGTACATCGCCACTGCTACGCAAACCATCAGCGCTGATGGTGTTCACCCGGTCGCTTTAGGTGCTGCGGTCCTGGGTGGCGGAATCGCACGTTCGTTGCGAAGTATTCCTGCTGCCGACTTCCTGCCCGCATCCGCCTCTCTTAATGTGGCTCAGGGCTATTTGCCCGTGAACCCCCTGATGAAGCGGGATGTGGGCGGTACTGCGGTAGGCGCTGCTACCTTCCAGAACTTGGCGGGCGCTGCCGGCGCCGAGGTGGCCGATACCTATGAGCTGAAAACCACAGGCGGAAGCGCCGCAACTGTCGTGAAGGCTGGCATCGTTCAGCGCTCGAAGGCAGTCCATGGCGACTCGCTCGGCAATGCTCAGCGCGTCATTGTCGACAATTCGGCGCCAGGTGCTGTTGCTGTTGTTGTGACGCTTTCCACTGCCTCGTTCCACGCATCTATGGTCGACGGCGACTCTCTTGAGTATGGGATGGCCCTGCTGTTATCAGCGGCATCTACGCCAGGCTCAGGGAACCCTGATGGGTTGATCAGGCTGACGGTCGGTTTCAATGATCAGCATCTGGTCGCAGGGAATAAATTCGGTGCGGCAATTGCGGGAGATACCAGCACTGGCCGCCTCCCAGGACATACCCTTACACCATGGAAGATTGATCGCACGCGCCGTGTTGCTGTGGCAGGCGCGTTTTCCAGCAGTATTGTAAGCGTCAGCTGGACTGTTCCCGCCCTCGCCACTGCATGCTTAGACGTTGGGCGTGTTTTGGCCCGGAGATTCGCCTGATGGCTCGTCTGCAGGCTCTGCGACCACGTTTGCAAGCGACTGCGATCCGTAGTCCGATCATGCAGCCAGGCTCATGGCGCACCGATCAAATGAACAGTACCAAGCGCGGCTACGGCTACGCTTGGCAGAAGGCGCGCGCCGGTTACTTGCGCAGCCACCCGCTGTGCGTGTACTGCCTGCGTGACCCTGCCTATGCTCCCATTCGCGACATGGCGCCCAGCACGGCCATTTTGCGCTGCGCGGAGTTGGGCCTGATTGTTCCCGCGGCTTCCGTGGTCGACCACATCGAGCCGCATCGTGGCGACCAGGCGTTGTTCTGGAATAAGGCCAACTGGCAGTCGCTTTGCGGCACGCACCACAGCGCGGACAAGCAGCGCGAAGAGGCGGCCCAACGGCGCGGCGAATAGATGACGCCAAAGCAACACGAAGAAATGTATCAAAGAGGAAATTTTTCTGACGTTGCAAAATAACAACATGAATCAAAAGAAACCTTTCAAAAAAGCAACATAAGGGGAGGGGGGGCGAAAAGTTCCCGACCCCTCGCCGACCTAGACCGCGTCCTCTCCCACGCGCAGAATTTTTCCCTCATTGAGGATTTTGTTAATGGCTTTAACAGGCAAAAAGCGTGCGTTCGCCGATGCCGTTTTGGCTGGCCGCACCAATAAGGATGCGGCGATTATGGCCGGGTACAGCCCAGCGACGGCGTCAGCTGCTGGCTCGCGTCTTGTTAAAGACCCGGCCGTGGCCGAATACCTGAAGGCGGCGCGCGCCAGTGCCGTACCTGGTGCGCCTGCGGTGGCGCCAGTCGCACCGCCGCCGCGCCCCACGTTCGACTTGAACCGGGCGCTGCAGCACACGGACCCGAAAACGTTCTTGATGGCGGCGATGAATGACATTGCTTTGGGCGAGAAGCTGCGCATCGATGCCGCCAAGGCCCTGATGCCCTTCGTGCACAAGAAGCCCGGCGAGATTGGGAAGAAAGAGGAAAAACTGGATGCGGCACAGAAGGCCGCTGGCGGCCGCTTCGGCGCGCCGCCCCCACCGCCGCGCCTGGTGTCTGGCGGCGGTAAATGACGCCACATCCAGAGTGGACGACAGCATGTCATGACTGGGAGACGCGCATTGTCGCGGGCCTTCCGCTGACGCCGTGCCCGCCGCTCTATCCTGACCAGGCCGAGGCCGCGCTGGCGATCTTTAAAGAACTACGCATGGTCGATGCGCCGGGCAGCCCGCGCATGGGCGACGTCGTGCGCGAGTGGGTTCTCGATTTCGTTGCGGCCATCTTCGGCGCCTACAACGCAGAGACGGGCCGCCGGCTGATCAAGGAATTCATGCTCCTGATCAGCAAGAAAAACGGCAAGTCGACAATTGCGGCGGGCATCATGTTGACGGCCCTGCTGATGAACTGGCGCCTGGAAGGGGAGTATATCGTCCTGGCGCCAACGAAGGAGATCGCCGACAACAGTTATAAGCCGATGGCAGCAATGATCAAGGCTGACGACGAGCTGAGCGTGATGCTGAAGGTGCAGGACCACATTCGCACCATCACCCACCTGACCACCAATGCCACATTGAAGGTGGTGGCGGCCGATGGCGAGACGGTGTCGGGCAAGAAAGCCATCGGCGTGTTTATCGACGAGCTTTGGCTGTTCGGCAAAAACCCGCGCGCCGACGCCATGCTGCTGGAAGCGACGGGCGGCCTGGCTTCGCGCCCTGAGGGTTTCGTGATCTTCGCGACTACGCAATCGGATGACCCGCCGGCCGGCGCGTTCCTGTCGCGGCTGCTGTACGCGCGTGGCGTGCGCGACGGGACGATCCATGACCCAGCGTGCTACCCAATTTTGTATGAATTCCCGACAAGCATGCTCAAGGCCGGCGCGCACCGAGACGTGCGCAACGCGTATGTAACGAACCCGAATATGGGAACGTCCGTAGACGAGGAATTCATCGAGCGCGGTTTCCGTCAGGCGCAGGAAAAAGGCGAAGTCGAGTTTCGCGGCTTCCTCGCCAAGCACCTGAATGTGCAGATCGGCCTGGCGCTGATGTCGAACCGCTGGCCGGGCGCCGATTTTTGGGAGCAGCAGGGCCTGCGCCCGGCGATGACCCTGGAAGACTTGCTGGGGCGTAGCGAGGTGGTAACCGTCGGCATCGATGGCGGCGGCCTTGACGACTTGCTGGGCCTGGCGGTGATCGGCCGCGAGCGCGAAACGCGCCGCTGGCTCCTGTGGACCAGGGCATGGGCACACCCCTCGGTGATGGAGCGGCGAAAAATCGAGGCTGCCCGCTTCGAAGACTTCGCCAAGCAGGGCGACCTGGTGCTGGTCGAGCGCATTGGTGAAGACGTCGAGCAGGTGGCGGCGGCCGTGCTGCAAGTGGAGCAATCCGGACTGCTCGACAAGGTGGGTGCGGACTCGGCCGGCATCGGCGCCATTCTCGATGCGATGGTCGAGGCCGGCGTGCCGCAGGAAAAGATTGTCGCCATCTCGCAGGGATGGCGCCTCGGCGGCGCCATCAAGACCACCGAGCGCAAGCTGGCCGAGGGCGTGATCGAGCACGGCGGCCAGCCGATGATGGCCTGGTGCGTGGGTAATGCCAAGGTCGAGCCACGAGGCAACGCCATTTTGATTACCAAGCAGGCGTCTGGGTCCGCCAAGATCGACCCACTGATGGCGACATTCGACGCCGTCTCCCTGATGGAACTGAATCCGCCGGCGCAAGGTGGTTCGGTGTATGAATCGCGCGGTATAAGGACTGTATAACCCATGAGATTTTTAGATTTCTTCCGGCCAGTAGCAGAGCCGGAGGCACAGTCACGTCCGGCCGATCATGAAGTAGAGCCGGCGCCGGCCGCTGCGGCGCCGGTAGCGCCAAGCGTCCAGGCGTCGACCGGCCACCTGTTTGCCGGCCTGGACGATCCCGACCTATTGGCCTTCATGCGCACCGGTAGCGGAACCGCTTCGGGCGCCTACGTCAACGCGTCGAAGGCGCTGCAGAACATGGCCCTGCTGCGCTGCGTGACGCTGATCTCGGAATCGATCGGCATGCTGCCGCTCAACCTGGTCGAGCGCGGTGACGAAAAGCGCTATGCCACCGAGCACCCGCTGTATGACATTTTGAAGGCTAAACCGAACGGCTGGCAGACCGCCTATGAATTCAAGGCGCTGATGCAGCTGCGCGTGATGATGCACGGCAACGCCTACGCCCGTGTGATCTGGTCGCGCAATCAGGTGCTGCGCCTGATCCCGATGTGCCCGAAGCGCGTGACGGCAGAGCTGGATGACAGCTGGAACATGGTCTACAAGTTCACGCGCAAGGATGGTCACCAGATCACGTTGCCGGCAGAAGAAGTGTTTCACCTGCGCGACCTGTCAGAAGATGGCGTGACGGGCTTGTCCCGCGTACGCTTGGCGCATGAGGCCATCGGCATCGCACAGCAGGCCGAGAAGGCCGCCGCGCGGCTATTCAAGAATGGCGTGATGGCCGGCGGCGCGCTGTCGGCGGCCAACGCGCTCAGTGATAAAGCCTTTGGCCGCCTGCAAGACTCGATCAACGACAAGACCGGTGCCGAAAATGCTGGGAAGTGGATGATCCTGGAAGAGGGCTTGAAGGCCGAACAATTTGCCAACACGGCTGCGGATTCCCAGCACCTTGAAAACCGTAATCACCAGATCGAGGAAATCGCGCGCGCCATGGGCGTGCCGCGCCCGCTGCTGATGATGGATGACACATCCTGGGGCAGCGGCATCGAGCAGCTGGCCATCCTGTTCATCCAGTTTTCGCTGCAGCACTGGTTCACGATCTGGGAGCAAGGCATCGAGCGCACCCTGCTGTCGAAGGACGACAACAAAAGGCTGCGCGCCAAATTCAACGAGCGCGCGCTGCTGCGCGGCACCCTGAAGGACCAAGCCGAATTCTTCACCAAGGCGCTGGGCAGCGGCGGCCACGCGCCGTGGATGACACAAAACGAAGTGCGCGATCTGCAGGACCTGCCCCGCTCCACTGACAAGGGCGCCGACGAGCTGCGGGCGCCCGCCAACCAAGGAAAAAAAGCCAATGAGCCTGCTGCAACTGCCTAAAATCAACGCCGCGCACGGTCTGAGCGCCATCCAGTTTGACATGCGCCCTGACGCGCTGGAGCGCTGGGAACCGGGCATCCGTGCAGCGGCCGACGACGACGGCCCCACCATTTCCATCTACGACCGCATCGGCGAGTCGTATGACGGCGAGGGCGTGACCACCAAGCGTATTTCCGCCGCACTGCGCAACATCGGCGCGCGCGACGTGACGGTCAACGTCAATTCGCCCGGCGGCGACTTCTTCCAAGGCGTGGCCATCTACAACCTGCTGCGCGAGCACAAGGCCAAGGTCACCGTCAAGGTGATGGGCATCGCCGCCTCGGCGGCGTCCGTGATTGCCATGGCCGGCGACGAGATCCTGATGGGGGACGGCGCCTTCTTGATGATCCACAACGCCTGGGCAATGGCGATCGGCAATCGCCACGACATGATTAAAGCGTCCGAGCAGCTGGCGCCCTTCGATGCGGCCATGGCCTCGGTCTACGCCGCCCGGTCAGGGCTGGGTGCGGCGGAAGCAGCCGCCATGATGGACAAAGAAAGCTGGATTGGTGCGGCTCAGGCCGTCGAACAAGGCTTTGCCAGCGGCATTCTGGAGCGCGAGCAGTTGGGCCACGACCCCGAGGCCAGTGCCGACACGAAATATCTTGCGATGGTGGAAGCGGCCATGGCTCGGGCGGGACATTCACGCTCGGTGCGCCGCGAAGCCATCAAGTCCCTGTTTTCTGGCATGCCGGGCGCTGCTGGAAAAATCGCCACGCCGAGCGCTGGCACTAAAGAAGTAGCAGCGTCACTGCAAACCCTGATCAACAATCTGAAAGGCAAGAAATGAAAAAAGTAATGATGACCGGCATCGCCACGGCGATGATCGCAAGCGCCATGGCGGCACACGCCGGCCAGGCCAACCAACCCATCCCGCGCGGCATTGTGGCTGTTCGCGCCGACGGTGACGTAAATGTCCTGATCACCGATCTTAACAAGGCATTTCACGCGTTCAAGGAAGAGCACACCAAGCAACTGGAAGACGTCAAGAAGGGCAACGCTGATGCCCTGCAGGCGCTGAAAGTCGAAAACATCAACGCAGAAATTGCCAAGCTGCAGGCATCGGTCGATGCGGCCAACGAGCGCATGGTTGCCGCCGCCATGAATGGCGGCGGCAACCAGTTGAAGGACAAAGAATATACCGACGCTTTCAGCGCACACTTCAAGAAGGGCGAAGTGCAGGCCTCGCTGAACAAGGGCACTGCCAGCGAAGGCGGCTACCTGGCGCCGGTAGAGTGGGACCGTACCATCACCGACCGCCTGCTGGTGGTCTCTCCGATGCGCGCCCTGTGCTTCATCCAGTCCATCAGCACCAATGGTTTCAGCAAGCTGTTCAACAATCGCGGCACCAGTTCCGGCTGGGTCGGCGAAACGGCGGCACGTCCCGAAACCAATGGCCCGACGCTGGGCAGCCTGGCCTACAACACCGGCGAGCTGTATGCAAACCCGGCCGCCACGCAGCAGATGCTGGACGACTCCGCGGTGAACCTGGAAGCCTGGCTGGCGTCGGAAGTCGAAACCGAGTTTTCGATTCAGGAAGGCGTTGCCTTCCTGACCGGCAATGGCGTCAACAAACCGAACGGCCTGCTGACCTACATCACCGGCGGCGCCAACGCGGCGGCCCATCCCTGGGGCGATATCAAGACCGTCAAGAGCGGCGCGGCGGCGACGCTGACCGCTGACGGCCTGATCGACCTGGTGTATGCCCTGCCGGGCGAGTATACGGCCAATGCACGTGCGGCGATGAACCGCAACACGCAGGCGGCCGTCCGCAAACTGAAAGACGGTCAGGGGAATTACCTGTGGCAGCCATCCTTCGAAGCGGGCGCCCCTGCGACGGTGTTGGGTTACGGCATTGCCGAGATGGCGGGCATGCCTGACGTTGCCGCCAACTCCAAACCGATCGTGTTTGGCGACTTCAAGCGCGGCTACATGATCGTCGACCGCGCCGGCGTACGCGTGCTGCGCGATCCGTTCACCAACAAGCCGTACGTGCACTTCTACACCACCAAGCGCGTCGGTGGCGGCCTGATGAACCCCGACGTGCTCAAGGCCTTGACGGTCGCAGCCTAAACCACCAGCACCGGGCCTGCCTGGCCCGGTGCGACCCTTGAAAGGAATTACCATGATTTTCAGCAAAGAGTTCCGCGGCGTGCGCGACGGCGAAATCTACCCCGAAACGTTCCAGCCGGGCGACGAGTGCCCACCCGAACTGGTCGACGCGGCGCGGAGCCTGGAAGTGCTCGAAGTACCTGAAGCGGTCGAGTCGAAGAAAAAGGACAAGTAATCCATGTTCCTGACACCTGAACTGGCCAAGGGCTACCAGCGCATCGTCGGCAACGATGAGGACGACGTGATCGCCCTGATCCTGTCGGGCGCCGAAAAGGCGGCGCTGGCCTACCTGAACCGTCAAGTGTTCGCCGACGCGACAACGATGGCGGCAGCTGTCGAGGCCGGTACCGCCGGCGCGTTCCCTATGGTGATCGAGGACGATATCAAAGTCGCCATCTTGAAACTGTTCGGCGACATGTACGAGAACCGCGAGGACAGCGTGCTGGCCGTGTCCGTGGCGGAGCTGCCGTTGAGCTCGCGCGAGCTGCTGCGCCCGCATCGTGTCGGGAATGGTGTGTGATGCGGGCCGGCCAGCTGGATCGCCGGATCACCATCGATCGGCCAACCTCGGCTGATGCCGGTGACGGCTACGGCCCGCAGCCTGGCGGCTGGGTGCCGTTCGCCGCGCGCGTGCCGGCCCAGGTGCAGGACGCCTTGCCCAGCAAGTCGGAAACAGTGCAGGACGGCCTTGCCGTGGCCACGCGCCCGGCGCGCCTGCGCATACGTTATCTGCGCGGTATCACCTCGGACATGCGCATCACGCTGCATGGCGATACCGACGAGGTTTTCCAGATCGTTGGTGGCCCGGCCCAGATCGGCCGTCGGGAATGGCTGGAAATGACCATCGAGCAATATTCAACCCAGGGGCAGTAATGGCAGATGACCGCAACATCACCGGCGGGAAGGCTCTTGACGACTTCCTTAAATCCTTGCCTGCCAAGATCGAGCGCAACATCATGCGCTCGGCGCTGCGCCAGGGCGCCAATGTATTCAAGGCCGAGGTGCGCGAAAACATTCCCGTCGACAGCGGCGAGCTGCGCCGCAGCGTGCGCGTGGTCACCAAGGCAAAGGGCGGCCGGGTTACGGCATCCGTGCGCGTGGGCAACAAGCGCGCCTGGTATGGCCACATGGTGGAGTTCGGCACCACGCCGCACAAGATCGTGCCGAAAAAGAAGGGCGCCCTGGTCATTGGACAGACCCGCGCCATGGTGGTCGATCACCCGGGCGCCAAGCCACATCCGTTCATCCGGCCGGCGTTTGACACCAAGCCGGCCGCCGCAATTGCTGCCGTGGGCGCGCAGATCCGCAAGCGCCTGACCGCCGAGGGCATCAATGTGCCAGCGGCTGAAACCGATTAGGACCACCATGAAAATCAAGATGCTGAAAACCATGCCGGGCTCGATCGACGGCGTGACCGTGATTGAGCTGCAGGCCGGTACCGAATACACCATGACCGACGCCGCGCGCGGCGTGCGCCGTGCTGCTGCCTACATCCGCCGCAGCGAGGCCGTCGAAGTCATCGACGCCGCCACCGGCGGCGACCCAGTAGCGGCCGCGCCAGTGCGCAAGGCACGCGCCAAGAAATGAGCGCCATCAAAGTGATCCGCGCGCTGCTGGTCGCGCATGCGCCGGTGCTGGCCCTGGTGCCGGCGGCGCGCATCGTAGCCGGTACCGTGCCGCAGGGCACGTCGCTGCCTGCCATCGGCCTGACCGAAATCAGCCGGGTCGAGCTACCGACCGTGTCGCTGGGCCAGCGCTCCGTCCAGGTTACCGCGCGCGTACAGGTCACGGTGCACGCCGGCACCTATCCGGATCAAAAAGCCGTGCTGCAGGCGGCCAGGCTGGGCGCGGGCGCGCATACCGGCAATGTCGCCGGCATTGCCGTACGTAGTGTGATGCGCGACGTGGTCGGCCCCGATATGACCGGCGACGATGCTGGCGTCTATCAGCAGTCGCGCGACTTCAAAGTGGTTTTCGTCGAAGCAAATTAGTACTTCCCCGGTTTTATCAGCCCGCCCGCACCGCAATTTTGCGTGCGGGCTTTTTTATTGAAAGGTATCAAAATGGCATTCGAAAATGATTTCGAGACAGTCGCCGGCACCAAGCTGTATGTGTGCGCGACCCGCCCGGCCGACAACACGGTAGCGGCCTTCGCGGCGCTCACCTGGGTCGAGGTAGGCGACATTACCAACGTCGGCGGCGTGAAGGGACGCGAATACAACACTTCCACGCTGGCGACCGTCAGCAACGCCCACGACCGCGAAAAGAAGGGGTCCTACAAGTTGCCGAACGCTGAAATGGAATGCGCCTGGGTCGAAGACGACGCTGGCCAGATCATCATCGAAGCGGCGGCTAACAACTACACAATCCCCGCCTTCAAGCTGGAAAAGCAGGGCGGCGGCGTGCGCTACTTCACCGCGCAGGTGTCCAAGTTCATTGAAAACATGGGTACCAGCAACGATACCGTCAAGGGCGCTTTCACCCTGCTGCGCCAGAGCGACACCCTCACCGCGTAACAGCGGCAACCCTTACGGCCTCGGCCACCCCTGCACCGACCTGGTCCGCTTCGCCCTTCGAGGGGCGGCCGGGCCGAGCACGGGCATTTATTCCCTCGAAGAAAGGCTTTACCATGTCCAATATCAAAAAATTCGCAGTCACCGAAACCAGCACCTTGCACCTGAAGGACGCCAATGACGACCTGATGTACGCCGATGGCGCAGACGGCAATCCCGACAAGAACAAACCCATGTGCATCAAGCTGTACGGCCCCGGCTCCAAGCAGTACGCCAAGGTACAGGCCGCCAGCAACAACAAGCTGTTCACCCGCCTGAAGAAAAAAGGCAAGGAAGACCAGTCGGCGGAAGACCAGGCGCAAGAAGGTGCCGACAAGCTGGCAGCCCTCACGCATTCGTTCGAGAACATCAGCTACGATGACCTCGCTGGCGAAGCGCTGCACAAGGCCGTGTACCTGGACGAAACCATCGGCTTCATCACTGCACAGGTCAACGCCCATCTGAATGACTGGGCAAATTTTACGAAAACCTCGGCGAAGAACTAAGCCTGTTCGTGCGGCACAGCGCCTGGCTTGGCGCCGTGCCCGAGGCAAAGGAGGGCGCGCGGACCGACAGCGCCGAGCTGTCTCGCCGCGAACGGATCGAGCGGGACGGTGGCGAAATTGAAACGCCGCCGTTCGATCAAGGCGATTACCTGATTGGCTACCTCTACGAGGTGGGGCCTACCGTGGCGGCCGGCATGGGTGCTGGTCCGGTGACATTTACCGAGATTGCCGCATGGCATGCGGCCCGCGGCTTCGAACTGGAACCATGGGAGGCGCGCCTGCTACGGCGCTTGTCCATCGACTACCTGGCCGAGTCGCACCGCGCTACCAAGAGGGATTGCCCTCCACCGTGGGGTGGATCTGTCGCCATTCGCGTCAGCGCCGACCGCGCGTCAGCACGTGCCCTTGAGATGTTTCTTGCATAAGACCGTCCACGTGGCGGTCTTTTTTCGTCTGCCGCCCATGAGGTGGCTTTTTTATTGGATACGCGATGATCGTCGGTGATCTTGAAATTCGCCTGAGGGCAGATATCGCCCGGCTGCAGGCCGATATGACGCAGGCGCGCCGTACTGTCACGGAAACCCAGGACAGGATCAACTCGGCCGCCAATGCCATGAAGATGGCGCTGGCCGGCATCGGTATCGGCGCCGGCCTGGCCGAAATCATCAAGATGGCTGATGAATACGCCAAATTCACGGCGCAGCTGCGCCTGGCGTCGACGTCGGTCGCCGACTATGCCGCGTCCTATGAAGCTGTCAAACGCATTGCGAAGACCTCGCAGCAGGACATGGCCAGCACGGGGGTACTGTATGCGCGAATTGCCAACGGCACGCGTGAACTCGGCACCACGCAAAAGCAGGTGGCTGCCATCACCGAGACCGTCAACCTGGCGCTGCGCGTCAGCGGTGCCACGGCGACCGAGTCGGCATCGGCCCAGCTGCAGCTGTCGCAGGCATTCGCATCGGGCACGCTGCGTGGCGAGGAATTCAACGCTGTGAACGAGGCGGCGCCGCGCCTGATGAAGGCACTGGCCGACGGCATGGGCTTGCCAGTGGGCGCGCTCAAGGCCATGGCTGGCGAGGGACAGATCACTTCCAACATCATGGCCACGGTGCTGCCGAAGGCGCTGGAGTCGTTGCGCGAGGAAAGCAAGAATATCCAGACGATCTCTGGTGCCTTTACTGTTCTAAAAAATGAAATGCTGGAGTTTTTCGGCATGCAGGCGCAGGCAAACGGTACTGTGGCCATTATCACCGCATCCATTGGGTATCTGGCTGAGCATCTTGACGCTTTGGTAACGGTCCTCAAGACGGCCATGGCCTACCAGATCGGTACCTGGATGGCGAATTGGACGAAGACCACATATACCCAGGTTACGGCGTCAATGGCGTTGCGCGCCGCCACTATAGCCCAAGCCGAGGCGGACGTAATCCGCACAGCGACGGAAGTCGCGCAGGCGGAAGCGGCTATTGCAGGCCTTGCTGTGACTCATGAATCAACTTTGGTCAGTCTGCGAGCTGCAAATGCCACAAGGGCATCCGCACAAGCGGCCATCGCCGCAGCCACGGCGGCAGGTGCACAAAGCTATGCATTAATGGTGCTACGCACCTCCACGGCTGAACTCGCAGTGGCGGAAACCCTGCGGGCAGCGTACCTCGTCGAATCGGCGGCACTCGATAAGGCAAAGGTTGCGGCTCTGGCGCAACTCGCTGCCGCAACTGCCGCGCAGACCTTAGCCCAAAATAGCCTTAACGCCGCTACCGCCGGGGGTATAACCGCCGCTGGAATGGCCTCGAAAGCAATCGCCTTTCTAGGCGGTCCTATTGGCGCCATCATTCTCATCATTGGTGCCCTGACGCTGGCGTGGCAGCTGTTCGGAAAGAAGGCGAAAGAGGCGAATGCCGAGGCGGTGGAATCCTTGGAGGAGGCCACCATCCGCATCAATAAGCTGCTCGACAAGCAAATTGAGAAACACGAAGCGATCTTAGCCCTACGGGACAAAGGAGTTAAGAAGGAAGAAGCCGAGAAACATGCGGATGTATACGCGCAATTGGCAGCTTTAGAGCGCCGTCGTGCGGCGTATGAACAAGGGACAAGGGGGACGTCTGCGAGCGTGGCATTGGACCTGATGCGAGAAATTGATAAGGAAATCGCTGTAGTACAAGCGAAAATCGCAAAAGCGCGCGAGACTGGCGCGGCCGCCGAGAAATTGATGGGGCAAGAGGCCTATAACGAGTGGAAGAAGACCTACGCCACCCGCGAAGAGCAGCGCGCCGCCGAGATCGCCGACCTGAAATCGCGCAATTTGAATGCGGAACAGTACGCCGACATCCTGGGCCGCATTAATTTGAAGTACGCCGACAAGGGCGCGGCGGCGGGCCTGAAAAAAGAAGAGCAGGCCTATGTCACGCTGATCGCCAGCATCCGCGAAAAAATCGAGGCTGGGCGCCTGGAGAATGCCACCGACGTCGATGCGACCGAGAGCCAGAAGCTGCGCATCAAGCTGGAATCGGAGATCAAGGCAGGTAAGCTGAAACTGGCTGATGCACACCTCATTGCGGCCCGTGCAGCGCTGGACGAGCTGGATGCTGTCGAAAAGATCGCCAAGGCCCGGGCCACGGAAAAGGACGTGTCCGCGCGCATTCAGGAAAGCACGTTGGCACGCCAAGACTCCGCGGCGGCGCTGGCGGTGGAATATCTGATGATGGGCAAGTCCAGCGATGCACGTGAATTGGCCATGGTGGCAGTGCGCGAGCAGACAGCGTTGGAAAGATTCCTGCTTCAGGAAAAACTGGCCGGCAAGGCGGTCACCGAGGATCAGATCAAGCGCCTGACGGAAGAGGCTGCCGCGCGCGTGCGCGTCGAGCAAGCCACGCTGGCGCAGACCAAGGCGCTGGGCTATGCCGCCCAACTGGCAGACGAGAACCGTCGCTTCGTCGCTGAATCGCAATTCGACGAGAAATCGCGCGCTGCCGCGCTGCTGAAAATCGACGCCGCCATGTGGCAGGAGCGTATTGCCCTGGCCGGCGCCGGGACGGAAGCGCAGAAGCGCCTGCAGGAGGAATATTCGACCTGGTACAGCAACCAGCTGGCCAAGCCCGAGATCGAAGGCAACCGCAAGATGTGGGAATCGATCGATACGACGGCGCACGATACGTTCGTCTCTATTTTCGATTCGGGCAAGTCGACGTTCGACCGCCTGCGCGATACCCTGAAAAATGGCTTGCTGGACCTGCTGTACCAGATGACGATCAAGAAATGGATCCTGAATATTGGTGCGGCGGTATCCGGGGGAGGGGCGGCCGGCTTGGCCTCGGCCGATGGCCTGGGCCTGACTGGCGGCGCGGCGGGTGGTGGCCTGGGTGGCATCGCGAGCTTGGCCCAGAGCGCCAAAACGGCCTACACCATTGCCACGCAGGGATTCTCCGGTGTGGCTGCCGGCATCGGTGGCAGCATTGCCACTCTTGGTAATCTCTTCGGCTCCTCCGCCGTATCCGCTTTCGGCGCCGGTATGGGGATGACGGGAGCGCAGGCTGCCGCGGCTTCCGCAGCCTATGGCTCGGCAGGTATGGCCGGCACCGGAACGGCGCTGACTTCTGGCGCCCTCGCTGGAGCGGCAGTTACGGCTGCCGCCGGTATTGCTGCCGGCGTGCTGGGCGGAAAACTGATCTCTGGCCAGTACGGCAGCAACTCTACGGTGAATGTCGGTACCGGCATCGGCGCCGTCGCTGGGGCATTCATGGGCGGCCCTATCGGCGCGGCCATCGGCGGCGCCCTGGGCGGCGTGATCGGCGGTATCGGCAATCGTGTGTTCGGCATGGGTGAAAAGAAATACGGGGAGACTGGCATTACCGGCGCGCTGTCCGGTACCGGGTTCAGTGGCACCGAATATGCCAAATGGACGCAAAAGGGCGGCTGGCTGCGCAGCGACAAGAAGGATACCGACCGCAAAGCCGTCGACGCCACGACGTCCAATGCGTTTGTGGAAACATACGCCGCAATCCGCAATGTCTCGGCCACCTTGGCCAATACGCTGGGCATCGACACGTCCAGCCTGGCCACGCGTGCCCAGGCGCTCAACATCAATCTGACCGGCCTCACCACGGAAGCTGACAGGCTGGGCGCCGTGACCAAGTTCTTCGAAGGCGTCGGCAATGCCATCGCCGTCGAGCTGCTGCCGAATGTCGGCCAGTTCAAGCAGGGCAACGAGGAGTTGAGCGTTACCCTGCAGCGCGTTGCGGGAAATTACGCCGGCGTCGACGCGGCCCTGCAGCTGATCGGCCGCACGTCGCAGGATGCCTTCGGCGCGGTGGGCGTGGCCACCATTGGCGCACGCGAGAACCTGATCAAGCTGGCTGGCAGCCTGGACTCGCTCACCAGCGGGACCAGTTTCTTTGCCGAAAACTTCCTGACGGAAGCCGAGCAGATGGCGCCCGTGCTGTCGACCGTGGCCGATACGCTGGGCAAGTTGGGCATGTCTGGCGTCAAATCGGTGGAGCAGTACAAGGAGGTGGTGCTGGGACTTGACTTGGCCAGCACGGGCGGCCAAGAGATGTACATCAAGCTGCTGGCTCTGGCGCCGGCCTTCAAGGCGGCCGCCGACTACGGCAACCAGCTGGCCGCAGCGACCGGCAATTATGCCGCTGTGGTCAAGACTGCCAGCGAGATTGCCAGCGAGCGCATGGATCTGCAAAAGCAACTGAACGAACTGACGAAAAGCGAAACGGAACTGCTGGCCATCCAGCGTTCCAGCATCGCCGCCGTCAATCGTGCGCTGTTCGACCAGGTGCAGGCGGCTAAGGCTGTGGTGACGGCCAAGGACGTGCTGGCCAAGGCTTACGACAGAGAGGCAGCAGCGGCCCAGACGGCGCTGGATAAATCGAAGTCGTGGGTGGCCACGCTCAACGGCCTGAACGCCAGCATGGCCCTGGGCAGCCAGTCTACCCTGACGCCGGAGCAGAAATACGCCGAGGCGCGCGCCCAGTTCGAGAAGACCCTGGCGGCGGCGAATGCCGGCGACACCACGGCGCAGTCCGGTCTGTCTGCTGCAGAGCAGGCATTCCTGACGGCTTCCCAAGTGGTCAACGCCTCGGACGCTCGCTACGCGGCAGATTACGCCCGCGTGGTGGCGGCCAACAACGAGGCGTTGAAATGGGCCTCCGCCCAGGTCGACGTGCAGCAGGCCAGCCTGGACGCCCTCAAGGCCCAGGTGTCGGGCCTGATCACCATCAACGACAGCGTGCTGACGGTGGCGCAAGCCATCGTCAACCTGCGTGCGGCGATGGGCACGGCCGCGGGGCTGGGTGTGGAATTTACCAGTGCGCCAGCCGTCGATGCGCCAGTCGCCTTTTCTAACGCCCCGGCACCCGTAGTTTTTGACGCGATGCGGTATTCGGCTGGCTCGAATGTTGGCTCCGACGCATTGGTCGCTGAAATCCGCGCCTTGAACGCCAGGCTGGATGCCCAGACAGTCGAGATCAAGGGCTTGCGCGCCGATCAGGCCAAGCAAACCGGCGCCACCATTCAGGCCACCGTCGAATCGAACGCCAAAGCGGCTAAAACGGTCGTGGCAGGTGTCGACAAATCCGCCAAGGCATCCGCCTGGGCGAAACAAGTGGAGTATTCCGCATGACCGATGTGCAATATTTAGCGTGGCTGCAAAGCTCCTCGGCCACTCGCATGGTGCTGATCGAGGTACAGGTCAATGTGGCGGGCGTTGAAGTGACGCGTTTTATCTCATCCTGGCCGTACATTACCGGCCCGGCCGACCTCCCGCCCAACGTCGAGTACTTGCCGCTGGCTACCGGCGGGCTGGCATTCACCGAACAGGTTAGCCTGACAGGTGAAGCTGGCCTGTCGGGCGGCGATATTGAACTCGATAACGCCGATGGTGCGCTCGATGGCTGGCTCTCCGACGTATGGCGTAACCGACCCATCAAGGCCTGGGCCGGTGATCCAGAATGGCCGCGCAGCGACTTTCGCCTGATCTTTGACGGCATAGTTGCCGATATCGGCAGCTCCGCGCGCGAATCGATCAACCTGTCGTTGCGCGACAAGCTGCAGCGCCTGGACACGCCTATCGCCGAGGCGAAGCTGGGCGGCACCACGCCAAACAAGGACGCGACCTTGCCGATCCCGTTTGGCGAATGCCACAACGTGACGCCATTGCTGACTAACCCAGCCACGCTGGAATATGGATTCCTGGGTGCCGTGGAGTCGAGCTTCGAAGTGCGCACGAACGGCAAGCCGATTGCCGTGGCCTTGAATGACCAGGTGGGGCGCTTCAACCTGACCACCGACCCGTTTTCCACCACGATCACAGTCAGCGTGCAGGGCGACAACGGCGGCGGATATGCGCCGCGCATCGCCCCGCTGGTGCAGCGTATCGCCACCGCCTACGGCAAGGCATCGGATCGCTTCACTCTGGCCGACCTCGACCTGGTCAACTTGGCTGCCTTCGATGCTGCGCACCCGCAACTGGTGGGCCTGTACGTTGCGGACCGGACGAACCAGGCGCAGGCTATCCAGCAGCTGGCGGCAAGCGTGGGCGCCCAGGCGATCATGTCGCGCACCGGCCAGCTGCGCCTGGTGCAGATCGCGCTGCCGGCCGCCGGCATGCCAGTGGAGATTGGCCCGGAACACATGCGGCTCGATTCCCTGCGTCCGGTGCAGCGCCTGCCGGTGGTGGCTGCCGTCAAGATCGGCTTCGACAAGAACTGGACGGTGCAAACGAACCTGACCACCAGCATTCCACCGGCGCATGCCGACCTGTATGCGACGGAGTGGCTGACGGAAACGGCGGTCGATGAGGCGGTGCGTGCGCGCTACCGTCTGACGGACGACCCGCCGCAGATCGACACCTGCCTCAAGACCAACGAAGACGCACAAGCGGAAGCTGCGCGGCGCCTGGCCTTGAACAAGGTGCAGCGCACGATTTACGAATTTGATGGGGAGTCTGAAATGATGATGCTGGAACTGGGGCAGCCCGTGATGCTGCGCGATGATCGTTTCGGCTTGCAGGGAGGCGTGTCTGGTGTGGTGGTGTTGCTGTCACCCCAGTGGCTGACCGGGCGCGTGACGGTGGGAGTGCTGGTATGACTGCCATCGGCGGTGCCCGTGACAAGCTGCTGCAGGCTACGGCCGAGCGTTTCAGCACGACGGCTGACGGCAAGGCGATCCTGCTGGCTGGCAGCACGCCTGTGTTTCGTGTGAACAGCGCCGGTGCTGGCGCACCTGGATCGATTGCCATCACCGCCAAACCGGTGAACTTGGTGGGCGACATCGTATTTTCGGTATCCGCAGGCACGCAGATCACCGTCAACGGCAACGTGGCCACGGTCGATTTTGCCACCATGACCACTGATACCGCCCTGGTGCAGGCGCGCATCCGCGAATTCGGTGTCGACTATGTTGGCAACTACATGATCAGCAAGGTCTTCGACGGCGTCGCCGGCGAGACCGGCCTGGCCGGCTTGAACACGGGCCAGGCCTTCGCCTACAAGCGCGCGGCTGTGGCGCCAGTTGATTCGCCAGGTGATGTGATCTATACCTTTGCCACGGCCAGTATCACGACGCCGGCCGGCAACGATCTGGCCAACGGCTGGTCGAAAAATATCCCGGCCGGCACGGCGCCGCTGTTTGTGCGCGTGGCTGCCGCCAGTTCGCGCAATGCCACGGACAATATTGCCGCCAATGAGTGGGCAGGAGCGGTGCAGCTGGCCAAAGATGGCGCTGCCGGTGCCAATGGCAGCAACGGCGCAAACGGGGTGGATGGGTTGAATGTGGCGCCCGTGCGCATCTACCAGCGCGGCGCCACGAATATTGCGCCGGCGCTGCCGAGCGCGGCATGCACGTTCACCTTTGCCACGGGCGCGCTGACGGGCCTGAATAATGGCTGGTCGACGCAGGTGCCGACGGCCGGCGGTGCCTACCTGTTCACATCGGGCGCCACGGCCGCTTCGCGCACCGCGACCGACGACATCGCGCCAGGCGAATGGGCCGCCGCTGCGCGCCTGGCTGCCGACGGCGCAGCTGGCCAGCGCGGCACCGTTACCGTGACAGCGCCAGGCTATTCCGCCTGGTCGGATGCTTCGGCCGAGTATGAGCTGGGCCACGCCGGCTACGGCGCGCCGATCAACCGCGACACCGTCACGCTGTACGACGCGACGCATGCAGTGACGAAGTATTTCGAGAACGGCGCCTGGCTGGTGCTGGGCACGGTGCTGAACGGCAATTTGCTGGTGAACGGCTCGATAGCTTCCGCAGCACTGGCGGCAGATACCCTTTCGGCGATTCGAGCAGACCTGGGCCAAGTGACGGCTGGTGACTTGTACGGGACTACGCTGCATGGCGGCTCTGGCTACCCCACAAACGTGGCTGACTGGCCCACAAATGGCGGCACTGGCTTCCACCTGAGCGCCGCCGGACTGCTTCTGGGAAACGCTAGGACGGCAGGAGGATACGCTGCTATCTTTGCCGACGGCACGGTAGCCATGCCAGGATTTAAAGTGAACGGCCTGGTGGCTACTTTTTCTGGCGTGCTATCTGCCGTTACCGGTTCCTTCCAGCTTATCCGCAGCCCTGGACGTATCGCTACAGGAACTGGTGCCGGGTATGACCTCACAAGTTCAGGTTTCTCATTTTTCAATTCTGCCAATACGTTGAAGCTGAAAATGGGTGAACCATGACGACGGCGCTGCAGCTTTTCAACGATGACGGCACCAAGAACTGGGATTCCCGGACCGTTGCCGGCGGCATCATTGCTGACGTCCGTCAATATGCCAGCACCGAGACTGCAGAGTTGACCTATCCCATTTTTGCTGGTCGCTCGGTCGAGATCGTGCCGTTGTTACTGTGGGTCGAAGCGGGCACGATGGGCGTCGTGGCAGATACTGCACTGGGCTATCCACGCATCAGGGTATCCGTTGCCAGCACGACCAGGCGGTTTGCCGTGGAGGTGTATTAATGTCTACCTTTGTTCAAATCGTCAATGACAGCGATGAGCTGGTGATCTCTGATCGCGGCATCACCTACGGCTACATCGGGCGCGCGCAGCTGTCCGGGGTGGCGCAGGCCGGGGGCGGCACTATCACGAAAACGCCAGGGCAGAGCGTCTATACCATCGATTGGGCTGGCGACATTGTCGTCGCCCTGCCGGTCAAGGCCAACGGCACCACGGCGCTGCGCAATATCAGCAAATCCGGCAATACCTGGACCATCAACGTGCATAAGGGAAATGGTGCTTTCGATGCCAATGGCTTCGATATCCAGGAGGCGACCGAGGTGTATGTGTTCGGCGCGCCGGTGCTGGTGCCCGGTTTCACCGCAGCCCTGTATAGCGACGACACCAGTGTTTGTGCCGATCTTACCCGTCAGCCGCTGACATACCGTGCGCGCATCAGTATTGCGGCGGGATCATTGTCCTGGGGCATGCCTGCTGGCGTAACGATCCCGGCCATCGTTGGAACACCGATGGACTACAACGTGACGTCCGTACGGGACGGCGCTTTTTACATCATCAGGAACCAAGGACGCGGCTGGCAGCTTGTGGCCGGCACTGTACAACGCAATATTTTCCAGAACCGCTGGCGGCGCGAAGACGGCGGCGCGAGCGCGGTCGACACCATCCGACAAATCTCCGCCATTCTCATCGATGCAAGCGGCCTTGCCTGAAAGCAACCATGCCCATTCTCAAATCCATTACCTTGCCCAACCATGCTGTTGGTGAATTCCACGTGGCCCGGCGCCTGGAGGTCGATTTTGTCAAATCGATTGCCATGTTATCGGTCTTAAGCTATCCGAACGAGGCAGCATATCTAGCCGGCGCTGGGCCGATTTATACCACTCCTGTCCTGGTGCCGGCGACGGCATGTGCCGCCCCGTTGTTGGCCTCGGCAGAGGTTTGGCTTACAGGTGCTACGGATAGCATCTTTGCGGGCGGCGTGATCACGACGGACCAGGCTCAAGGCCTGGAGGCGATGAAATTGCGCCAATGGGACCAGATCAAGGTGGCGCGCGACGCAGCACTCGCTGGCGGCATTGCGTTCGACGGCAGTATTTTTGACAGCGATCCGGTTTCGATCTCGCGCATCACCGGCGCTGCCATGCTGGCCATGATGGCGGTCTCTGCCGCCACACCGTACAAGGTGACATGGGTATTGGCCGATAACACGTCACGCGATCTGGATGCCGCCGAAACGATGGCCCTGGGCGCGGCGGCCGGCGCGCACGTGCAAGCCGTCATCGATCAGGGGCAGGCGTTGCGCCGAGATCTGGATGCCGCCACCACGATAGGGCAGGTAGCAGCTGTGACATGGCCGGTACCAGTTTTGCAGGAGTTTTGATGACCAATCTGCGCATCATCTACGACAACGCCGGCGACCGCGCCGTGTTGACCGCCGCGAGCCAAACCGGAGAGCTGGGCCCGGCCAACCTGCAGGTTGACCGCAAATCGGCCGTGTTGCGAGCCGCCGGTGTCACCCAGACCATTATGGCCACATGGCCCATTCAGGAGGCGATTGCCTGTGTGGCGCTGATCAATACGAACATGACCAGCAGCGCGCGCGTGCGCGTGCGCGGCTATGCACGGATCGGTGACGCTGTGCCTGTGCTCGATACTGGCGAGGTATTTCCCTGCCCGCCGGTTCCGCTGGGGCATTTCACGTGGGGCGCGCAGCCACTGGGCTGGAATGCTTACAAATGGGGCTGTGCAAATACCTGGGCGCGCGGCGGCGGCTCCGACGGCGTGGTCTGGTTCCCTGTGGCACGGGTCGCGCAGCTGGCCATCGATATATCTTCGCCATACAGCGACGGCGGCTACTTGGAAATATCACGTCTGGTGGCCGGCAATTACTGGTCCCCGGAATATAACGCTGAATACGGTGCTCAGCTGCAACTGCAGGACACCGGCGAGAATTACCGCACGTCCGCCGGTGACCTGCACGCCGCCCAAGGCGTGGCAAGCGACAAGATCAGCGTCAACCTTGCACACCTAACGCCAGCAGACCGAGCACAGCTGATGCGCATCCTGCGCCAGAACGGCACTCGGCGGAGCCTGTTGTTCAGCCTGTTCCCTGAGCATACCGACGTCTTGCTCGAGCAGGACCACATGGTTTATGGCCGCGTCAGCAATCTTGACGCTGTGGTCACCCCGTATTTCGACACCTATGCAGCACCACTACAAATCGAGGGTATTTAAATGGCAGATTTTTTTAAGGACGGGCAGATCGACTATATCCAACGCCTCAACCAGATGTACACGGCGTTTGCTGCCGGGCCGTATAACGCGCTTCCGCTAACGGGAGGTACGCTGAGTGGGGCACTGTACGGCACACTCGTTTCCGCGAACTCGTTACAGACGCGGGCCCTGGTCGGGGCCGGGTTGCAAACCGGTGGCGGAGGGCAGTGGTATAAAGTAGGGCGATTGATCGGCGTGACGCCCTCCGCAGGCCGCATGGTGGTTGGCGGGGTAAATGGGTACGGCGCCGGAGGGGCAACCGCTGCCAGTGCGGGCGCCACCGTAATTCATTTTCGCGGTGAAAATGATAACGTAATTCGCGGTTTTTTTTACAGCACGACGGCAGGTAACAGTGCAGTATCCGCCGTGATCATAGACAGCCTGAAAGACGTATATTTGCTTCTTGGGGCATTTTTTAATGGTGATGTGCAAGTATATGGTCAGTTTGGATTCACGCCCGACTTCCAGCCGTACGGGGTTGTGGCGCCGGCAGGGCAGGCGATGTTGGCCCAGCAGATCACCGCATTTGGCAGCGTCAAATCATTAACCATTACACCAACAACGATCAGCACGCCATGCGAATTTACGGCGGCGCGGCTTCTCCCTGCTGCCGATAATGCGCATGACATCGGTTCGGCGGCGACGGCATACCGCACCATCTATGCCCGGACCGGCACCATCAACACCTCCGACGCACGCCTGAAATGTGATTTCCGTGACCTGACTGCGGCCGAGATTGCCGCCGCGAAGGATATTGCCAGTGCCATTGGCGCTTACCGATGGCGTGATGCGGTTGACTGTAAGGGTGCCGCCGCGCGGGAGCACGTCGGTCCGACCGTACAGGCCGCCATCGAAATCATGCAGGCCCACGGCCTGGATCCTTTCAACTATGGTTTTATCTGCCACGACATCTGGGAGCAGCAAACCATCGAGCATCCGGCCATCGAGGCCCAACCGGCCATTCCCGCCACCGAGGCGGTGCCGGAGGTGCGCAATTCATTCGGTGACGTCATCACGCCAGGAGTGCTGGCCAGCGCGGGCTTTCCAGCCGTCGAAGCGCGCACGGCTTACACGGAGGTCACGCAGGAGGCTGGCGACCGCTACGCGTTCCGGTATGACGAACTGGCCATGTTTATTGCCGCCGGCCAGGAGGCGCGGCTGGCTTTACTCGAAGCAGCTTAAAAAATCAATGCTCCACCACAAACCCGCTTCGGCGGGTTTTTTCATTTCCACCACTTGAAAGGCATTACATGGCCATCGAAACGACCGCCGCCGGCGGCGCACTGATCAAAATTTTTGGCATCCCGGTTCTGGCCGGCGCTGCCGCAACCTCACTAGGATTCATGTTTATGTGGCCAAAAACTGCCAAGGAAGCGGGCGTGCGCTTCTTCGTCACCATTCTGTTTTCCGCCCTGATGGGGCCGGCCCTGGTCGTGGTCGTGCGCAACTGGATGCCAGGCCTGTTCGACAGCGCGCGCGCCGTCGCCGTGCTGTACGGTAGCGACCCGGCGCTGGGCTTCCTGTTCATCGCCGCGCCGCTGATGGTGGCCGCCGGCTTGCCTGCTTGGTGGGTACTGGGCGCCACGGTGCGCTGGTTCGACAAGCGCAAGGACAAGGACATTGGCGAGATGGCGCGCGATGCGGCCGCCGTCGTCAAGGACGTGCGGGGTGGCATGTGAGCGCCGTCACGCTGGCCCAGCTGCTGGCGATCATGCCGCTGGCTCGCACGCGCGCGGTAGCCTTCTTGGCGCCGCTGAATGCGGCCATGGTGGAATTCGGGATCACGACGCCGGCACGCCAGGCTTCCTTCCTGTCCCAGGTGGGGCACGAGTCCGGCCAGCTGCGCTATGTGCGCGAGCTGGCCAGCGGCCAGGCCTACGAGGGGCGCGTCGACCTGGGCAACACCCAGCGCGGCGACGGCGTGCGCTTCCGTGGGCGAGGCTTTTTGCAGGTGACTGGCCGCGCTAACTACGCTGCCTGTGGCAAGGCGCTGGGGCTGGATCTGCTGGCTCAGCCTGAGCTGCTGGAGCAGACCGTCAACGCCTGCCGTTCGGCCGGTTGGTTTTGGCAGACGCGCGGCCTGAATGCCCTGGCTGACGCTGGCGACCAGGAACGGGTGACGCGCCGCATCAACGGTGGCGTGAACGGCCTAGCCGAGCGCTTGGCCTTGTATCGGGAAGCGCGCAAGGTGCTGGTGTGATCGCGCTGGCCAAGCTGGCGAGCATGGTGCCTGGCTGGCTGTACGGCGCCGTGCTGGTATGCGTGGTGTCCGGCGCCAGCATGCTGCATCAGCGTGCGCAGGGCAACGCCCAGGGGAGGGCGGCCGTGCAGGCGCTGTGGGATGCCGACAAGCAGATCTGTGCGGCGGCGGAAATTAAAGCGGTGGCGCAGCGCGCTGCCAAGAATCTGGTGCAAGCCAGGCAGCAGGCCGCCGCTGCGCTGGCCATCAAGAAAGTCTACGATGATGAAATCAACGATGTCCGCGCTCGCCTTGCTGCTGAGCGCATGCGCAAGCCCGCCTTCTGTGCAAGTGCTGGACCTGCCGCCCCGGCCGGTGCCAGTGGCCCCGAAGGAGGCGCTGCAGCCGATCCCGCCGGCGGGCTACTTCCTGACGCAGTGGCGCGAAATATTCAAGCCTTGATCCTGCAAACGGAGGAAGTTGCCGCGACGGGCCGCGCATGCCAGTCATTCGTGCGTGAAAATGGCATGGCGCCATAGAAGGGATGGCTGATTGTCGCTGCGCTACACGCTCGGCCATAGTTTACTTTACAGCGTTCGATGTTTGGATATACTGTATGCATATACAGTATATTGAGGTGCCACCGTGCTTGTAATAGCAGCAAAATTATATTCCGATCAAGGCGTGCCCTTACCTCGGCATAGGGAAATTACCTTGCGTTGCACGGGCGTAGGTGTATTTACGATGATCGAGAGATTCGAAAAAGACTTTCAGCGCACAGTGCGTGTAGCGCACTTGAGTCCAATTGGCGGCGGGAAAAACCTCATCCTTCCCCAATTGTATGACGCTGCCATTGTGTGGGTGGGGGATGGGCGGTTGCGGGTCCGTGGATTTGAAATCAACCCCATGACCAAGGCTCATGTGGCGATGGCTTGGGGCGCGGAGATTGTGGCAGATCAGCGTCCTGGGCGAGTACTGGTGCCACTTGACGGAGAAACAGAGGTTTCAGTGCTCACCTCTCAAGCGGACCTGGAAAAAGCGGCCGCCGCCCGAACTGGCCCTGCGCAGTGGAAGCGCTGAAATTTGATCGCGTTGAAAAGATCAGGATAGAAAATTTTATGCTTCGGCTTGGAGTGGCAGTGCCAATACGTTATCTGGGCGGCCAAACTCACAAGCTACCAAGAACAGTGCCCATTGCTCTAGAGCCCTGCGGCGTTCAGGTATTTCTTCTCGCACGTCGTAGATGCCTTCCATCCCCTTGAGTGCGTGGTTAAGTGCAATTTCCGAAATCTCTCTCGAGATACCCATGTTTCGCATATGCCCTTTGGCGGTACTGCGCGTGTCATGAGGGGTAAAGCGTTGAATTTCTATATCCCCACGTTCGAACGCTCGTGTGATCGCCGCCCAGAGGGTTGTCCGGCCGACGTGCTGCCCAGCGCGGCTGGGGCGCCTCGATGGCAACACCCATTCGGAGCCATCAGATAAATCACGAAGGCTGCCAAACCAGTTCAATACTGTTGGCGTGAGCGGAACAAGGAAGCCTGTACGTGTCTTTACAGATTCGTCCGGCACGAACCAGGTTGCACGGTCGAAATCGATATCCGCCCATTTTGCCTTGACGAGTTCGACAGATCGAACGCAGGTCGCCAACATGATGCGGAATGCCAAAGCGTTTTCTGTTCCGATGTCCGCGATTGATGATAATAGTTTCCGTAAATCTTGCTCGGATAGCATCACACGCTTCCTTGGTGCTGGCCGCTTGCCCATCAGCGCGGCGAGTTTGATCGCGGCACATGGATTGCTATGTATCAACTGTTTTCCAATGGCATGATCAAATATTTGTGTCGTCGAGGTCAATATCCTCTTCTGTACAGCCCACGTTTTCTCGGATTTTTCCAGCATGTGGACCACGTGAGCGGGCGTAACATCAGTGACGTTTAAAGTCCCGAGAGTAGGCCCTATATCGTTGGTAAAGTCACTTTTTCGGTAATATATAGTGCCTTCGGCGAAATCGGGCGGCACAAGTCGCTTGACCGTGTAATCTTTGATTAAGGCGTTAACAGTCCAGGCCATCTTCGACTTCATCCGCGCCTCCTTCTTTTGCGCGGCCGGGTCTTGGCCTCCATCAATGGCGCCACGCTTCTCGCGAGCGATCTTCCTGGCAGCAGCCAGCGAGATGTCGGGGTAGTTCCCGATAGTCAGCTCACGGGCCTTGGCGTCGCGCATGTACCGTAAAACCCAGCTTGCGGTACCGGCGCGTGATAGAGTAAATGTTAGCCCGCCGCCGTCGGACTTGGCGATCGGCTCCCCCTTGGCAATCCATCGCTTGATCTGCAAGTCTTCCAGCTGGTTGGTTCCGCGCTTCGCCATTTTTCTCCCGTATCCTGTGGGCTATCCTATCGGTTTTGTAGCTAGCTACAAATCTAGCTACAAATATCACAGGCGCCATTGTGCGTTAACATGAGACACAAGGAAACATTTTTTTGCGTCGCATAGGGGTGAGATGGTCAGGGCTGGCATGCAAGGCTACAACTTGATACCCGAATGAAACTGGCAGGTGGCGAGTTTCATGGGAAAAATCCTTGCTTGAATGGGTATCGATAGGCGCGAATCTTACCGCATGCGTGTCGATGACGTCTTGCGCCGCTTGCCGGGTAGGAGCTTTATTTGCTGGCAGGGAAAAAGAGTACAAATAAAGTATTTATACTTAACCAATCGTGACGCATGAATATTATGTTTTTGTGTATCATTGATCAACCCCTATGTTTGATTTGGCATAAGTGGCTGGCGTGGCAGGATGCGTCTCGCTGATTAACGCGACAAAGGTGTAAAGTTTCTCGCTAAAACGCGATAAAAACTACTAAAATGGCACCGTGTAACAACTGTGTCACACAGCTTTGTTACGGCCAAGTTGGCAACCAGACAGGAAGCAGTTGTAATTAGTTGTAATTGCTATTCCGATTACATGACCACTGTGCCGGGGACGGAGTGTCAATTCCGTCCCTGGCGCCGCCAGACTTGTTATATAAATTGCAGTACTATATCTATGAGACTGTTTTGCGACATCAATAGATGGTACTATTTTGAAATGTTGCAGTTTTAATAGTGAGACTTGCGCGTAGCATTTGCAAAGGAAGAAAATGCGAACTGCATTTGAAGCGTGGGCGCAGCGTGACGGCCACATTGTGCGGCGAAGAGAAGACAAACCGGATGAGTACCTGATTTTCGAGACCCAGCGCCGCTGGGTTATCTGGCAGGCTGCTCTGACGCATGGCAAGACGGCTGCCAAGCCGCGCGTGAGCGCTGCCGAAAAGGCGGCGAAAGCCCAGCGCGCGCTGGAAATGTCTTCCGATGAAGCGACCGTGCGCAACAAGGTGCTCAATGAAGTGCTCGACGCCTTCAGCGGCGCCGATGGCGCGGCCGGCATGGAAGGCATACTGAAAGTGATCCAGGGCCTGAAGCAGAAGCAGAAGGCGCTGGCCGACGACAAGAGCGAAGATTCAACGGCTTGAGGGGACGGCGATGCGTTATCGGCACTACAAGGGCGGCATTTACGAACTGGTGTGCGAAGCCACGCTGGAAGCGGATCTGACGCCGATGATCGTCTATCGCGCCGCCGACGGTTCCATCTGGACCCGGCCGAAGGACGTGTTCTTTCAACTGATCGAAGTCGAAGGCGTCATGGTCCAGCGTTTCGCTCCCATCAACTGATGGCCGCCTGCGTGCGTGCCCGGGATACTCTTCATGCGTAAATTGCTGCCTGCCGTTCTGGTGCTGGGCTTTGCCTGCGCCGCGGCGCACGCCGAAACCATCGGCTCGGTCGACACGGTGTTCAAACTGATCGGTCCTGACCACAAGATCGTCGTCGAAGCGTATGACGACCCGCGCGTCGCCGGCGTCAGCTGTTATCTGTCGCGCGCCAAGACGGGCGGCATCAAGGGCGCCGTCGGCCTGGCCGAAGACAAGGCCGATGCGGCCGTGGCGTGCCGCCAGGTGGGGCCGCTGCAATTCAAGGGCAAGCTGCCACGCCAGGAAGAAGTGTTTACCGAGCGAGCCTCGATCTTCTTCAAGCATGTGCGCGTCGTGCGCATGGTCGACAGCAAGCGCAATGCGCTGGTCTACCTCGTGTATTCCGACCGCCTGATCGACGGCAGTCCGAAAAACAGCGTCACCGCCGTTGCCGTGCCTGGCGACCAGCCGATTCCCGTCCGTTAA